GTAATTGTATCTAATATAGTTTCTATTTGAGTAAAGTTTACTTCCCATGCTAACTTAGGGTCTTTAGCACAAGCAGGAAAACCTACAATTGCGGCTAATGGAATAATAACATCATGTATTCCTACTTCATGTCTTAATAATCTTTCATTACGAACATCACCATATATAAAATTATATTTTTTATTTGTTGTAAATTGTAATGGAGAAATTTGATTGAATGATAAGTTATCTATGACAGTAACACTATGTCCTGCGTTTAACATCTTTTCGGTAATTACTGAACCTAAATAACCTGCACCACCTGTAATTAATATTTTCATTATATTAGAGTTTGTTTTATATTTGTAATATCTGCCGTTTCTAATGAGTTTCCTGCTAATAATTTATTTAATTTAATTTGAATTGTTTTATTCATAAATTCTTCAATATATGCAAAATTACCATTACCACTTTTATCCCACACTTTAAATCTATTTACTTTTGTAAAATCTAAATTAGTAACTATACCTTCATTGTTTGAAACTATAAATTCAGATATTATACCATTAAAATAATATCTTTCATTAGTATCTTTTAAAAATGGATTCATTACACCAATCCATAGTGGTACATGTGCATAATCGCAGGTTTTATATTTACATTTAACCATTCGTTTTTCACCATTTACTGAAACCAAAAACATACTGATTCCTTCTACATTTTGAATTTGATAAATAACTTTATATTCTTTATCATATTCAAAATCAAATTCTTCAATATGCATATCATCCGAAAAATTACCACTTTCAGGATTTGCAGTAAATAATACACATTTTAATTTATTATTATCAATATAAACCCCACTATTTACTATTCCAGGTTTTGCAAAAATATATTGTTTTTTTCCATTATTTTGTGCAATAAATGTACAATTTATAATTACAGAATCGTTAAACACCGTTCCCAATAAATTAGGTCGTTTGGATGTATTGTGTTTAGATTCGTTCCATACACTGCAACAAAAAGTATCTTTAAATTCAAATAGTTCCATTATTTCATTTCTTTACATTTGTTATAAAAATCAGCCAATTCAGGGAATGTTTTTTCAAAATTAGTTCCCCTTCTTTTATCATGCTCACTAAAAAATTTATAAAAATCTTTTCTATGTGCCATTCTATCTTCATCATCGATTGATATAAAATAATCATAAATTCGTCTAATCTTAACGATTTCAACATCACTAAACCCATAACAATTTACATCATCCCTTAATAATTCATAAAATTCAACTAATTGTGCTTGTTTAAATATTTCGTCCGACCATTCTTTATCTAATATTCTAATAGATTGATGGTTTGGATATCTTAAATATGAACTATCTAATAATAATGGTTGTTTATAATATCTTAATGCGTTTGTGTGTTTTGCTTTTAGTGAATATACATCATCAATTAATTTACGATACGATGGTACTGATAATGCGTTGTATGTACTCATTATATCTACTGTCAGTCTTGGGATATACTGGCATAAATCATCTATTCTATCCATCAATTGATTATATACTAAACCATTTCTAACGTACTCAGCCTGTGTACCATATCCATCACAACTTGTGTAAATAATTAATTCTTTAACTAATCCTCGATCGGATATAATTTTAAATTTTTCTCTGAATTTTTTATATAACGAATCGGGTACACCTAAATTTGAATTGATACTTAAACATAAATTCTTATTTGGATTTGGAGAATCAATAATATAATCTAATACTTTCATAGTATCTTTATGCATCATAGGTTCACCACCTGTGATTCTAAATGTATATAAATCTTGATACAACTCCGGCCACCATTTCCAAAATGCTTCTACATATGGATTAAATTCACTTTGTGGGATTGGTATTCTACCACTACTTACAAAATGTTCTAATCCATTAAAATTATCAGATGTTGGGTATCCACCATGTTGTTCAATTTCTTCCATCCATTTTGTTGAGAATGGTGGTGCACAATATGAACATTTAAAATTACAAGCATTACTGAATGAAACTTCTACATACGAAGGATTTATATTATCTCTCCAATTACTTTGTTTAATCTTTTCTAAATGTGGAAATGCCCATGGTTCAGACGATTTAAATGTTCTATCACTAAATTGATTTGAACTATCCTCTACACCCCAACAATAATCACATTCTGCCGGCTTCCCACCTTCTAACATTTCTCTTCTTTTTTGTTTTTTGAAGCGTGTATTATGAAGTGCGGAAGGGTCTCTATTTAATTCAGTTGTTGATACCTGATGTGTCATCGGATGGTGACAACTATGATTATGTCCAATATGTAAATGCATTGTTACTTGCATCCATTTTGCTAAACAGAATCCTACTCCTACCGCATTTAATTGTTCTCTTACACTTTCAAATTTTTCGTAACTAGCCATTATGCTTTACAATTTATTATTACAGAATTATTACCTATTTCATCTACTGATATGAGTTCGTATTCTAAACTATTCATACCATCGTTTTTCCAATTATACTTACCTTGTTGCATTTCTAATATATATCTTCTTTCATTTCTTGCAGTTGTTTCACCCTTTGCCCATTTATCTACACCACCAACTGTTATTAGACCTTCGGTTTGGTGTGGTAAACATTCAAACTTACCATCTCTACGGAAAGGTAAGATAGTATTATTAACTTTCAAAGTATTTTCTTCTTTTATTTCAACATCATTTATTTCGCCATGATTTCCGTTATCACTTAAATCGTTTAATACATTTCCATTTATTGAATTAAAATCATAATGTGCCACCATATCATTCGGAAATTCCATTATTTCATTTTCTGATAAACATCTATCCCACATCATAACTTTTGCAATATCACCTTTAAACCATCTATTAACCTCATCTACTCCTACCGATGGTGTTGTTCCAATATAGTATGGTTCTGTTCCATATCTTTTTAAATACCCACTATATTCTAATGGTGATGTTGCACCTGTTCCAAATCTTGCATCACTTTTTTTACCATTGATGTGAAGTGAAATTAATTTATTATCATCATCAACTGTCAATGTTACCCAACTCCATTGTTGTTCGTATCTCTTTGCCCATAGGTATAAAAATTCTCTTTCATTATTCCATAACATAGAAGTAAATGCTCTACTATTATTATACGATATACCCCAATCATGTCCCGGTCTGCGAAGGATTGGATATTCACAAAATCTTCTATCTGCATCTCCAATTAAATAAATAGGAACTTTCTCCTCTTGTTGATGTGCTCTTACTAATATTGAAACCGTATGTGAACGTGAGCATAAATTTCTAATTGAACGAGATGGTTCTATTTTAACATATGATTTTAATCCATCAAAATATCCATACTTTTGGTTGGTTATATCCGGTAAATAATGTTGTTCTGCATTACCGGTCAATACACATCTCCAAAAAAGGTCATCATCTTCCATACCCCAATCCCAATAATCGTTTGAGTAACCATTTGTTGCTTCAACTTGTTCTTTTGTAAACAATACTGCACCACCAAAATACTCCTCATATTTAAGGTTATAATCTGTTTGAGATATTCTTACTGCTAAATGCTTAGGGTTCTCAGGATTGAACGTATAATCACAAGAACTATCCTCTGGTACCATATCTATATCATGCCATACAATATAATCACATCCATCATCAAATGCGTGTTTCGCTGCAATGTTTTTCATCTTACCTCTATTGAATAACTTATCATCACATTGATGCGCAAAATATATTTTATGTTCAATACCTTGTTCTTCTAAGAATTTATGAACTCTAGGTGAAAACTCTTTTAAATGAGCTTCTCTATTTCTATATGGTACACATACTCCTAACTTCATAGTTTAACTGAAATTTTTATTGCTTTTTCTGAAAGTTTGTTACTTTCTATTTCTTTATATATGCAGGTGTTTAATCCATCTATTGATAAATCTACTATATTACCTTTCATTTCGTTGTAAAATCTTTCTTGATTTTTTCTTGTTTCTGAATGTACCCAATTATTCCCAATTGTTGAATTTGAACTATGTTTTAATGTTTTAAATTTTCCTTCTCGTCTAATTGGAACTATAATTTCTGTTTCAAATTTATCTACCAATATGTTATCTTCACAATTGTAAATAAATCCATTATTTTTATTGCCACTTAAATCTTGTATAATATCACCTTTAAAATTTTTAAAATCATAATAACATTTTAAGTATTTTGATTTATCATATTTTCTATAATCATTAATTATAGATTTGTATAATGAATTTTCATATATTTCTGTTATGTTATCTAATTCTAATGCAATATTCCAAATAGCAAACTCAGCAATTAATCCTTTAAAATAAAATTGTTTAATATCTAATGTAGGATTACCTACACCAATATAAAAATAATCATTATCATATTCATATATTTGGTCTTTTAGTTCTTTGGTATCAATTAGTTTACCATTCATATAAAAAGAAAATATATCATCTTCTTTTGTAATTACTAAATGTGACCATACTTCACCAATGATATCACTTTGAATAGCGGTTGAAATATTATCTTTAGTCCAAATCTCACCTTTGTATCGTTTGAATGATGTGTATGATATACCTGTGTTTCTACCTGGTATTGAAGTAATCTGATATTCATCAAACTGCTCTTTTAATGAAGTTTTACTATCTTCTGGTTTTACTTTAATTGATATTGTAAAATCACCATTAAAAATAGATGCTAAATTTTTGTAAGGAATTTTAATATAAGATTCTTTACCATCAAATTTAAAATAATTTATTAGATAGTTTTTATCGGGTATACCTACTGAAATTTTATCTAATGGTATGTTTCTCTGAATACATCTATATAATAAATCATCATCTTCAAATCCCCACCCCCAATACTCATTAGAATATCCATTTACTAATTTGTAATCATGTACATTAAATAAAGTAACTCCACCAAAATAATCGATGAATGGTATATCTTTATTAATTTTAGATACTAAATGAATTGGTGTATCGGGATAAGAATAATCAACTCCCTTTAAAGGTAACATATCTACATCATGTAATGCAAAATAATCAAAACCTTCTTTAATTGCAATCCTAGCTCCTACGTTTAAAAGTTTACCTCTATTAAAAGGCTTATCATCACTCTGTTCTATGACAAAGATTTTATAATCGTAATCCTTTAAATACTCTTGCATATAAGGAACGAATACTTCTAAATGAGAGGTTCTATCTCTATATGGAACTATTATTGCTAATTTTTGCATTAAGCTTCTCTTTCGGACTCTTTATCGGGTCTTGTTGATGTTCCAACTGCTTTGGTTTTAGCAATATTGTAAAACTCATTCAAATACCATTCTAATCTTGTAGACCATCCTTTGGTATCTAAATCGTATAACCAATCACTAATGTCTTGTGTTGAGTGTGCAATACTTTCTAATGCTTTTACACCTCTTTCTTCGGTTGTTAGTTCTTTTTTTTCTGCCATTTTATTTTGTTTTTATTTTAAGAATTTTTTTACTGTTTCAAATGCAATTGCTTCATGTCCTTCTTTCCACACTTTCCATTCTGGAGTTGTTATATGTGTTTCTATTTCTAATAATCTTGCATCAACTTCACCTAGTCTTGTATATAATTGTTCTAATCCTTTACCAACATTTTCTCTTTCTTGTTGTAAAGAAACTTTTTCATCTTTTGTATCTAAAAAATTTATTGCGTAATCAAATGTATTAGAACCGTTAAAATGATACATTTTTAATAATGCTTCTATATTAATAATAAGTTTAGGTAAGAAAAAAGAAAAATCTCCTTTACTTTCTTTCATTACTTCTAATTCTTCCGCAATTGCTTCTAATTGTTTTACAACTAATTCGTTGTTTAATAATTGTTTTATCATAAAATTATTTTATACCATTCTGTATTTTTATCAAAGGTTTCTTCTTTTACCAATTTGAATTTTAAATTATTTAATCCTATCTTAGATGTTGAAAACTTTTTAGTTAATATATCATTAAAAAATATTGTACCATTTTCTATTATATCCGGGTCATATGATTTATATCGTTTAACAATATTGATATCATTGTTATGTGGTAATGATTGAAATGTAGCTTCTATTCTTTTTGGAACTGAAATCTTAGTTGTTTTAATAATTTCATCTTTACTAATATATTCTGAATAATTACTACCCTGTGTATTATAAATTGTGGCGTGATTGTGATTGATACTACCATCTATTACAAAGTTTTTATAGAAATTATTAAATTGATATTTTAATGTTGGTTCAAATTTTGTTTGTAACACTTTGTTTTTTACCAATCCATTTAAATAAATGTTTTTAATTTCAGTATCGGTTAGGGTGTAATCAAATATTAATAAATTAGCTAATTTTCCTTTAAATAAATTTTTACCATGCGAACCGCATCCTATATAAATTTTATCATTTGTATAATCCCACAATGGTAATTTTATATTACTAACCGAATCTATTTTTCTTTCTTCTAAAAATGTATCAACATATAAACTTAATTTGTTATTATCAAAATCAACATTTGCAACTATATGATGCCATTGGTTTGGTTTTAATTTTTTATAATCAAAATAATATTTTTTATCTTTTCCCCAAAAATTAAATCGTAATGTACTATCTGGTTGAATTGAAATACCACTATTGAATCCGGGAAATGAAACTATATATTGTTCATCTTGTATAAAATCGTCAAAATTTACCCATGCTGATATTGTAAATGAATCCGTAGTTATATTTTTTAAAAACTTATTTGGTATTACTTCCAATTGAGTTTCGCCATCGAACTTAATATAAGAAACTTTTTCTTTTTTAATTGAATCAGTTATTCTTAATTTTTCTATTTCATATTCATCATCTAATCTTGGGTAAATATATTCATTATCTAATTTAACACCAGTCTGTTCCATTCTAAATAATAAATCTAAATCTGCATATCCCCAACCATAATACTCATTAGAATAACCATTAACTTTTTCAAAATCTTCTTTTGGGAATATTACAACTCCACCTAAATATTGTAAATAAGGTAATGTATTATCATGTACTTGAACTCTTGTTGCTAAATGTGTTGGATATTGTTTGTAAGAATAATCTGCTTTATCTGATGTAGGTAACATATCAACATCATGGAAGCAAAAATAATCATATTCATCTTTTAGTAAGTGAAATGCCGAATTACACAACTTTCCATAATTAAATGGTTTACTATCGGATTGTTCAATTACAAATATTTTATAATCAATATTTTTATCTTTTAAAAACGATTGTATATGTGGCAAGAAAATATCGAGATGCTCTCTCCTATCTCTATATGGAACTACAATAGCTAATTTATGATTACTCATAACTAAATGTAACGAATTTTATTTATAAAACCAAATTAAACTGACTGAATTATTTTGAAGAGTATTCGCCATAAACTATAACCCAATACACCCGCATCTTCAATCATAAATCTCTCATCATAAATATCAATTTTAAAATTATTTGATTTTAATGCATCGTACATTATTTGATATTCTTTTGAATAGGCATAATCTTTGTTAATATCTGCCACTGCTTTAATTCTATCTATACAAGTTGAATCCCATTTAAAATGATGAACCTGTACATTGTATTGATTAGTTGGTGCAATTAGTGGATGATTCCAACCTTGCCATTTCCAAGTTGTTTGTCCATCTATTTTTGCATAATGTTGTCCTGGTGTAAGTTCTACCCAACCTTTCATTATACACATTTTATTTGGACATGCATTACTTAATGGATAACGAAAACAACCTGCTAATGGAAATTGTTCAAATATGTTTACATCTTCTTTTAGTTCTGAAAATTCACCCTCTCTACCAATTCTGTCTACAAATCCACCTCTAACCATTACCCAGCCATTCGATTCACATTCATCTATAATTGTATTTAAATTTTTTGAATATACATGAAACTCATCATCATCTGATACTATCCACCAATCATCAGGATACATCATTTTTATTTCATTATACAATTTAGTTACATATTCCCAATTGAATTTTTCTTTATAAACTCTTTTTATTATTTTTGCAGTTGGAAATTGAGAAACAATATTATTTACTGATTCGTATAAACTTTTTCCTTCCCATTCATATACAACCACATACATTTCATCTACTAAATCTTTATAGTGATTTAACATATGTTTTAATGTTGATGTTCTACTACCTGTAACTGTAACTAATCTTTTCATTATTTTTTTCTTACTAACGTTAATCCCGTTGATGCCGGTTTGTTTTTTTGAATACCAAAGTTAAATAAATCAAACACTTGCCATTTATTCGTATCTATTTCTTTTGCTAATTGTATCGGTCCTTTCCAATCATCAAAATCACCTCTATCTTTAACCTCATTTGTCACTATGTATTTATCTGCGTAATTAGGGTCAGTATCGTGAATTGATATAATACCATTCTCACTCATTAATTGAGAATATAATTCAAAATCTTCTTTTACATTTTCATAACTATGCCCTGCATCAATATGCAAATAATCAATCTTAATATCATTTAATACAAAGAAATTATGAAATGCATTTGCCGTTGTATCTGCTATAATTCTAGGTGAAAATAATCTTCTAAAAAAACTTTCTTCATTAAACCAACTTACATTACCACCAATACCATTCATTGCATCTACAATATATGTCGTACCAATGTCACCCCAATTTTTATTATCATCCCCTTCAAATATATTTTGTGAATGTAAATCTATTCTAGCCTGTGTCATTATTCTTGGTATAAATCCACCACCACTACCTAAACAAACACATACCTTTGCTCTCATATATTGAATTAGGGAATATATAATTAAGCCATCACCCAAATGGTCATCGGTTGCACCATGACTCCATCTATAAGGAACATTAATTAAAACTTGGTCTCCGTACTCATCTATTTCTTGATTATTAGAAATAAATTCTTTTATGTAATCTTTATTTGTTATCATTTAATAAATTATTTTTATGATATAAATGTACATTTTGTAATGTATCTTTGTTTATTTTATAAATTGTATTTGGCATTAGTATTGGTTTAATTTTATCAATATACCAATGATAATATACAATTGGATTAAAATGTAAATCTGTTTTTGAAATATAAGCCGAGTATAAATTATCTGAATCTTTGTTTAGATAGTTTTCTAACATTCCATCTAATTTAGAATCATTATTAGTTAAAAAATATTGTTTTATTTTATTTATTTCTGATTCAAACTCTAACTTCATAAAGCTAAAATCTTTAGTTACGCTTTGCTGAAAGAAAAAATTAAATGTAATGTTTTTTTCTTTTATAAAATCTGCTAAATCGTTTATATCATTCAATGTTTTTTTAATATGTTCTAATTTATTTGGAATTGGATTAGTTAAATCAACATAATCATTTTGTAATTCTTTTGTTATCATTTTGGTTTTATCTATTGATAATATATTTCTAAAAAAATAAGTAAATTGAATTCCACAATATATTGAATCTGCATCAATTCCTTTTTCTAATAATTCTTCAATTTTATTTTTTGTTCTGTCTATTATATAATGATTTCCTGCGGATGGTCTACCTAAATAATAAAATTTATATTCTATATTATGTTCTCGATATTCATCTTCTAAAAAATGAAACCAATTTCCATTATCTATATTAATAATTTGTTCTGGTGTTTTAGTTTTTTTTAATTCATTTGTATAATAACTAAATGAATCCCCCGCTACTATTATGTGTTTCATTTATTTAAAATATTTGTAATTTCATATATCCATTCTTCTTTACTACTATATTGTTGCAATGCTTCTTTTAATTTAAAAAAATTATATTGTCTTTCTAATTCAAAATCATTACACATTATTTCATACATTTTATTAAATTCCTCTTTTGTATTTGCTCTATATTTGTAATCTATTTTAGGTAACCAAAATTTATTTAGAATTGGAAGTTTACCATAATCAATTGCATTAAATATAGAATAACCAAATGGTTCGTTTACATAACATCCGTGAAATACCGTAAAGTCTAAGTTAAAGAAATTTCTGTGGTTTTCCAAATTATATGGGTAGAATCTTACTTTTTTCAAATCTAAGTTTAATCCTTCTTTTAAATTTTCATATCCCATCCAATCCGTAATTGCATATCCTGTGTGTTTATCTAAGAAATGAAAACACTTTCTTGTTTCACTACGAGCAGCATATCCTATTTTATCTGTATTCCAACTATATTCTATATTATGATTAAACTCATAGTAATTTGGTATCTGAATACATTTCTTTTTAAAATCTTTTTGAACTAATCCATCATTACATCCTATCCAAACTATTTGTTTACATCGATTCATTACATCTTGCTCCCATTGTAAATCCATTGTAGTAGGTAAATAAACTCTATCTAATCCTAACTCTATATTAGTATTTATAATTTCTTTGATATACGCGTGGCAAAATATTGTATGAAATTTATATTTAAACTCCCACAATTCATCTCTACGATAATAGTTGTTGTGTAAAAAATGTATTCTTCTACAATTTCTTAATAGTGGTGGTACTAATAGTGGTGTTTCTTTTGAAAATACAAATTGACAAGGAATAGATGTCGGGTCAAATCCTATTGGTTTTCTACCATCAATTAATAATACAATTGGATATTTTAAATATGGTACAACATTCTCTAAGAAATTATTTACCCATATATCACTACCACCCATAGGTACATTACCTGCACCTGTCGTAACTAATAAATCAAACATAACTTATTTATTTAACTATATGGCGTTTCACCTAATATTTCTACATCCCACAATGCTTTTACTTCATCTAAAGTTGTAATTGAACCAGACTCAATATTAGTTGCATCTCTTAATGCTTGTTTTTTTGCACCAATTTCTGCTGCTAATGTTGCATTTCCTACTTCTAATGCTCTCATAAATTGTACATCTAAATCTTTAAAAAGAATTTCTCTTTTTATTCTAACTTGTTTTTTATGAACATCAACTGCTCTATTTACATCTATATTTAACATAATTAATTATTTGTATTCCAGTCAGTAAATCCGGAAGCTTTAAGTGATTTTAAAATTTTTTTATTAGTACCATATCCATCTGGATTAGAAAAATCTACTGAATACGCATCATGAAACATACTATCATATTCTGTACTTTCTATTATTAAAAACGGATAACCCTCTGGTGTGTCATTTATTGCATCTTCAATTCCATTTAATTTATTATCACTATTAATGGTTATAAGACTTGTACATAATTCAGATATATAGTTTGGATTGGTGTTTGGATATATTATTATATAATTTTTCATTTTATTTTAATTTAAATTATTGTAATTATGAAATTATCAATATTGATACAAACCTATTATCTGGTGTTTCTACTCCTAAATCCATTGTAAATCCCGTATGAAACATATTACTTATACCTGCCTGTTGAAATTGTGTAGCACTATCCGTAGTTCTCATTCCCAAATATACACTATATGTACCTCCACCATTATAGGCACCATATGAATCCATAACTGCTTCCGCAAATGTTACCTGAAATTTACCATAACTAATTCTAACTATACTTTCTATATTATATGCGTATGGCCACCAACTACCTTCGTAGCTAGTAAAACCGGTATTTGTATTTGGTTGAAACCACCCATATGCTCTAGTTAAATTAAATGACCTTCCATACCCACCGAAGAACCAAGAAGTAAGAAAATTTCCGCCAGCTGCTCTATTTGCAAATGAATATTGTGCACTTCGGATATATTGTTTTTGTTTAGAACTATGCCAATCCAGTTTATCGGTTGCATTTAATACAACCAAAGTACCACCCATAATACCTGTAACCTCAGTAACTCCCTGGTCACCCAAATATGGCGGAGGTGAAGCACCATATACCGCAGGGTCATTATACATATACCAACCAGATGGCCTAATTGTTAAATATCTATTTGTGTCTTGTATAACCTGAAATCCTTGTTGGTTTATATTTGTTTTAGGTACATTAGAAATATATTGTACATTTGTTGCTGGCCAATATGCGTTAATTGTCAAATTTGCACCATAAGGAATATTATAAACTATATATTGTATTAAAAATCTAACTGCAACACCTGCGGTTAATAATTGGTTAGAAAAATATGCACCTGTTCCATCTCTATTATATTGATTACCATATGTACCCGCAGCAAATCCACTTTGTGTTGCGTTAACATCTGCACCTTCAACAGGCCCTTCTATATATTCTCTACCATCGTCGTTTATTAATGAATTTCCCGCAGCATCATAAATGTATGCTCTTAATCCTTGATAACCACCACCGCTACCACTACTTCCTAACCCATCATGCTTGGGAAACCAAGTTGTAAACTCATAGTATCCTGTAATAGTTGGTGTAAACCAAACTTGTTGTGACCATTGCAATGAATATGTGTTAGTTCCCGCATTGTACGTTACTGCCGTATTACCACCAGATGCTGCACCATTATTATAGTAACTTGTTTGTGCAGCTTGTGCCGGTACTACAATGTTTCCACTATCACTTCCCGAAGTTGGACTTGGCAGTGTTGGACTTGAATCTATTGTTACTTTATTTTGTCCAGCTCCATCTTTTAATTCAATATATCCAGTATTATATAAAACCGTTCTTCCATTATTAGATGTTAAATTTGTAGAATTGATTGTCCACCCACCAACACTGCCCGCCGTTTTTGCTGCACCATTTACATTTGCTGCATCTTGAAATCCGGAGTTATTATTTAGTAAACTAATATTTGCGCCTGTTTGTAAAGCCGATGCACCCGCTGCAGCTCCAGTGGCTACTACTGTTGCAGTTGTACCACCTATACTTGCTGCACCTGCTATTGATAAATTTCCACCCGTAAATGTAAGTTGATTTCCTAATGAAAAATTACTACTATTATCTACATAAAATCCTGTATTTGCATTGCCAAATGTTCCAGTACCTATATAAATTTTTTGATTTGCACCATCCAAAGTTATACCATTTTGTCCTACTTTAAAAAGAGAACTAATATATCCAGCATTACCTGCAAGTACAGGGGATGAAATTGAATTTGATGTTATAAACGTTCCACTTCCCGCCGTCCAATTACCATTTGCTAATAAATTAACGGATGCACTTGCATCTGCTTTTGCTTGATTTATTGCTGCGGTTTGCGCGGCCGATGCTGCTGCAGAACCTGATGTTACGGCATTAGTTCCAATACCACTTGCAAATAATTCGGCTGCTGTTCGTGCTGAATTTGCTTTGGTTGTTGCATCACTTGCTGCAGATGCAATAGCGGCTGCCTGTGCTGCATTTGCTTTTGAAGTTGCATCACCCGAAGCAGTTGATATTGCAGTTGATTGTGCTGCATTTGCTTTTGAAGTTGCATCACCCGAAGCAGTTGATATTGCAGTTGATTGTGCTGTGCTTACATCCGTAGATGTTGCAGCGTTACCACCCGTAACAGTTATTGCACCATTTATTGTTAAAGTAGTTCCATTCCAAGATAATCCATTCGTACCTGTTCCACTTAAGAAAAAGTTACCATTGTTAGCCATATAAGTTTTCCAATCACTTCCATTGTAATATCCTAAAAAAGATGAACCTAAATATAATCCTGCCGTAGAACCAACTAAAACTGTCGGTGGTCTATTTATTAAACCAGTTGTAGATGTAAATATGTTTGGTGCTAATGAAGTACTAACATTGTTTGCTGCATTTGAACCAGATGTTACTGCATTTGCCGCTGCTGTCTGAACCGAAGATGTTGTTGCTGCGTTTCCACCTTGAATATTAATTACACCTTGAACTTGTAATGTTCCTAATGAACTATTCCAAGCTAAAAAATTATCATTTGAACCAGTAAGATAAAAATCACCCTGATTATCCATATATGTTTTCCAACTGCTTCCACTATAATATCCTAAATAAGTTGAACCTAAAAATAATCCATTTACCGCCGATGATGTTGTTGGTGTTTTATTTAATTTACCATTTTCATCTGTAAAAATAAATTTCTCTAAATAAGCGGATGCTGAATATACTGTAACGGATGAATTAGATACTGAACTACTAATATTTGATAATGATGCACTTAATGATGAGGATAAGGTTGATAATGATGCACTTACTGATGAACTTAAATTAACTACACTTCCACTTACTACATTAATAGAACTACTCAATGAACCACTTACTAAATTTATAGATGCACTCACCGAGCCACTTAATGTAGATACCGATGCACTTGTAAATAATGATGCTGTAAATGTTGATTGAGAAATACTACTACTTAAAGATGAACTTGTTGCGGCAATACTGCTACTTACACTTTGTGATGTTGATGAAATACTACTACTAACTGATTGTGATAATGCAGTTAATGCCGCATTTGATGATGATGCTGAACCACTAATCAACGCCTGTGTTATGCTACTACCACCATTAAATACTGCACTTTGTGTTACTGCAACTGGAACATAATTATTGTTTATATCATAAAATTCAAACTTAAAATTAAAAATATCATTACCTAATATAGTTGGCATTGATGTAATAAAACTAATTTCGTTTGGTGAGAATGCGGTATCTTGTGAAAGATTTAACGATATATTGCCAACGTGCCATTGATTTGTTCCAGATGATTGTGATAAATATAAATTTGCAGTTGGTTCATCCTTTGGTATTTTAAATGCAGTTATAGTTGTTTCAAAGTTTTTAGTTGGAATTGAACCACTAAATGTTGTAATTGGAATTTCACCATTTTGAGTACCACTTATATACGCTACTAAATTTGTTGCACTTGAACCTGTATAAAATGCATCTAATTGTAATTCATATGTATTTGAACTAAGTAAATTTAATGATGATGTAAAACTGAATTTACCACTACCAGTTAATTGTAAACCATTTTCAACATTGGTTGCATCTAATACCGCATATAATGAACTTGTATTCCAAACTTTACTTAAAGTATCAGGACCAAATGTTCCTGCATTTCCAACTACACTCCCACTTAATTCATATGTAGTTAAAAGATTTTTAGCTTCTATTGAAATATCTTGTATTAAATCATAATCCGATATATCACCTTCGGATGTTCTATATACTTTAACTCTCGCTACATCTCCGGCGAATGTATCTAATTGATTTACAGTTATACTTGCAAATGATTGTGTTACTAACGATGCTACTTTACTACCACTTACAATTGAATATAATGGTTGTAATAATTCTGTAATTGTAACTACCGGTCTTTTTTTAAATCTTACTCTTGTAGTGTTAGATAATGCTGGATTGATATTAACTCTACCTGTCCATTTTACATTATATTTGTTTTGCCATTCAATTGGAACACTTACATTTTTAGTATTAAGTTCACCTAAAATTGTAATTGTTGCCGGTCCAAATGCAGTTTCAGTTGGATAAACATATACTGCTACTACTTTAGAATTACCTTCATAGTATTCGTTTGGACTACCATCTGAAAATTCATGATAAACAATATTACCAGCTGCATCTCTAATTTGTATTTTTATTTCTGAGTTTGATTGTAATAAATCAGACCCGGCGATTAGGAATGCGTTTTTACCGCCTGAAAAAGAATCAGAAAGTTCACTTATATTAAAATATTCTGAATTTATTGAAGTATCTACAATTAGTGTTTGTACTAATTCTAATTTTTCTTCAGGTGCAACTTTTATATCAACGGCCATTTATAGAATGTATTTCTTATAAATATTCTATTTATTTATTATTATATACAAATGAAGTTAAAATAGCGAATCGTTTAAAGTTATCATCTAAAACTTCGGTTACTTCATGCATTGGATTTGCTGTTGTAAAATCTAATACTGCTAACGTACCAAACTCCGGTTTTATTGCTACATCACCATTTATAACTAATTCACCACCATACCCATCCTTATAATCTTCATTTAAATAAAGTAAAATATTACATATTTTATTTTTACTAATACCATCTTGATGTTGATTTATATAACATTGTTTATTATACATAGTATAAGATAAAGGACAATTTTCTAAATCGTATAAATCAGCAGGATAACATTCTTGTATTAAACATCTAAAAACCGCATCTTTAATAAATTCTACCTCATCTCTATCTAAAAATTTATATAAATTTTGTTCTGCGTACCAAAATTGCCATTTCTTTAATGGCGCATATTCTTTTTTTAATTCTTCTAATATTTTAAAATCCACATCATGTGTATATCCCGTCTCACCACAAGACGTATGTGTTGCATCTCTAAACTCTATATCTTTTATTTTACTAAAAATTAGTTTTAGTTTTTCGGTTATAGTAGGATTTATCTTTGTTGTATAATATCCTTTGGTTGTTAATTGGTTGTGTATTGTTTCATTCATAGAAATAAATATTATTTATATTGAATTTGAGAAAATCCATCTACTTTTTTAATCTCAACTAATGTATCAACAATATCTCGCATTGCATCCAAGTGAGAAATGATATTAATAAAATCAAATTGTGTTTTAAGGTAATCAAACATCATAAAGATAGATTGTAAATTATCACTATCTAATGTTCCAAATCCTTCATCAATTACTAAAAAGTTTGGACGAGGTAAATTACATACATTAATAAGTGCAACTCTAATTGCTAATCCACTTACGAATTTTTCCATACCACTACACATCTCTAATGGCCAATGTTGGTCCTCATAAACAATCCTAGCGTTCACATTTTTGCCACTCATATCAAAGACGATACCAAACTCTACAATTTGTTGTAGGATGTTGTTAACCTCACCTTCTATCACAGGTAGAGCCTTTGCAATCAATTCGTATGAAACACCATCTCTCTTTACTGCATCTAAGTAGTATTCGTAGATTTGGAACTTTTCTTCTAAATCTTTTGCTTCTGTCATCTTATCGGTAACTGATGTAATATAAGATTGTGTTTGAACTATTTGTCCATTCATATCTAATAATCTTGCCGCTATCTCTCTTAGGTCTTTACTAACTCCCGCTAACTCTTGCTTCTTAATATCAATTTGTTCCTCTAAAGAATCGTTGTTTTGAATAGTAGTTTCATTAGCGTGGTATTTTTCTATATCTAATTCTACCGCTGTTAATTGTGCTTCATACAATTCTTTTTGAGTAATTATTCCACTTAATTCTAAGTATGTAGTTTTATGAAGTGCTTTACCTTTTTCTAATTTAGATTTGTAATCCTCAAATTGTGAATATTGTTCTTCAATACCTTCCCAAGAATCTAAAGTTTGTTGAATACCAGTCGCATCAATCGTTGCTTGTTTAAGTGCTTCTTTCAATTCAGGTAACAATTCTTTTACTCTCATTGCATCTTTTACAAAAGTATTATCACTACAAAACTTACAATTATGGTCATATTCATGATTATCCAAATGTTTAATTGTTTCTTCTGCGGAACTTAGATGTAATTTTGCAATATCATAAATTTTTGTAGCTTCAATTAAATCCTTTTGTTGTTGTTGATAGTTAGAATATACAACTTCTATATTAATGCCATTGAATTGTTTTTTACCATCAATTGCAATTGTCAACTCAGCCATTACATCCATTATCTTACCAATACTTAAAGATTTGGTTTGTATAGTTGCATCGGAGCCTGTGATTTGAGATTGTAAAGTTGATTGTTTACTTTCTAAGTCAGCAATATCTAAGTTACCATCAATAGGAACTAATTGAGCTGATAAATTAGTTATTTCTTCATTCAAATCATCTTGTCTATCTTCGTAACCTTCTTTCTCAATTTCAAATTCTTCATACTCATCCTTTAAGGTTTCCAATTTATTTTCAGCCGTTGCTAATTCAGATGTAAAATCAGTTCTCTTAAAGTTTCTTAATAAGACCTGAACTTCTTTAATATCTTCACTCGCTAAATCATATAACTTATCGAATACATTAATACCCATAAACTGAGCTAATAAATCCTTTCTTTCTGATTGTGATTTATCAATGAATAAAGAATTGTTTCCTTGTAAAGATAATGCAGTTAATACAAAATCTTCATACTTTCCTAAATAGCTTTCAATTACTTTATCCGTTCCTCTGCGTTCATCACCATTTAAGTTTACAATTTCACCACCCTCTATTTTCCAAAAGTTTACATCACATTTAACCGCATCACCTTTCTTTGTAGTTTTAGCAGTTCTTTCAATAAAAAATCTTTCATCATTAATATCGAACTCTAACTTACAACTAAATGATGTTTTACGATTGTTTAGAATATTTGCTGCTTTAAATGCTCTACTACTTTTATCAAAAATACAAAAAGATAAAGCATCGAATAGAGAGGACTTACCACTAGCGTTTGGAGCGAACACACCCATTAACCCTTTCATATTCTCAAAGTTAACGATATTATCCTCACCATAAGAGAACATATTATCAAACTCAAAACGAATTGGTTTCCAAGCTATGTTCTTAACTAAATCATCATCGTTTAATCGTTTGTTTAGTTTATTGTTCAAATCCTCAATCTTACCCAATGTTTCATTATCCAACATATAGTTTCTACCTAAGTAATCTTTAATAAGACCGGCTTGGTATTGAGGGTCGTTCACATTACCTACATTCAACTTACCATCTTTATTACCCGTCCTTAAACGAGCCAAAGTGTCGGTACGAGTAATAGTGAACTCATCTACTTTATATTTCTTTTTAATCTCAGTAGTAACTCTCTTAATATCTGCCGCGTCAGTTTTAGATACGAACACTCTAAGACGAGGTTTCATCGGCATATCGGTTACATCTGGTACAACACCATTCTCAACGTGCAGAGTATAATAACCATAATCATTCTGAACATCTACATATTCAACTGATAAATCCTCAACATTCCAAATAGCATAACCATGTTTGTCTAATGCCTCACCATGATTCTGTTGTATTAAAGAACCTGGATAAACTACTTTACATCCTTTTGGAGAAATCATAGTTTGTCTTCTATGTATATCACCTAATAAAGCTAAATCATATCCATCAAACATTTCTGATGTAAAATGACGAGAGGAAATTGTATAACCAACATCCGTAGTTGCATCTAATACAGGTCCATGAAACAATGCAATATTTTTAGTATCTGATGTTAATGGTTCAAACACCCAATTCTCTTTATCATCAAATATAGAGAACGTATCAAATCTTACACCCCCATAGGTATAACTTTGAGTATTTCTTAAATAAGTTAAATTAGGTAAATCTAATGCTTCTACAATTGGAGTTAATACATCCAACCTACCCGCATTGTTTAAGTTACAATCGTGATTTCCAGCAATTAATATAGTAGGACATAATTCACAGCACTTCTTAAGAAAATAATTTATTTCATTAAGAAGCTCGGGTGACATTTCTAATTTTGCGTGAGCTAAATCTCCCGCTAAATAAATAAGAGAGTCATCAACTCCCTTACTTTTTATATCATCAAACAATCTATCAAATACCTCTCTATATTCCTGGTGTCTTTTTAGATTTCTAATGTGAATGTCTGCAATGTGATAAATTCTCTTTAATTTATTCATTTATATTTTATTTGATAAATTCTATTTTATTACTGAACTACTATTAATCGTCAATAGTTTTTCTCTTAATACGCTTTCCCAACTTAAAGTTACGGAATTTTTCTGATATTTCAAAATATTTTGGAAGGTATTTTCGCCGGCATCTTTACCATCTAACTTAATGTTCCTCACCGACTTTACATATGGTTTTATTTTGTTATATAATACCATTGCATCCTCTTGTGCATCAGAGTCTAAGCAAATATAGACATCTGGATTAGTATTTTTAATAGCACCCATTAGTGTTTTTTGAACAAATTTACCTAATAATGGTATAGAATTTCTTTTTAAAGCAATTGCATCAAATACACCCTCACATAAAGTAATAGGTTGCTTCCAATCAATTTGATTAGAAAATACTATAACATCTTTAGATACAGGAGGATTTTTATACTTTTGTTTTTCTTCTGTAAATATACTTCTTGCTATAAAATAATTTAATTGATTCCTATTATCATACGAAGGAACAATAATTCTACCACCATATAATCCTTTTGGACAAAATCCTATGTTATATTTAATGATATGTTTTTTAGTAATACCTCTCTGTTTAAGATATGATATTGCATTCCTTTCTAATGGATTTGTAATACTATTTGATAATTCTAATGCTGGTTTAAATTCAGATGGTAAAAATAATTGTGATGTGTTTTCATCATCATCTTCTGCAATCTCTGATGTAATTTTATCTAATAATTCTTTTATAGAACCACCCCAATCTTCTTTAAGTTTCTTTCTAACTTCTTCACTCATTCCACATCTACCAATCAAATCACTTAGGTCAAAATCACTCATTCCAATTCTCTTACCTAAATACATAAGATTACCACCTGCATTACACGTCCAACAATGAAACTTAAAAGTCTTATCATTTATTTGTAGTTTAGGTTTAGCGTGATGACAAAAAGGACAATGATATGCATACTCATTTTTCTTTAGAGGTTTGCTTGGTCCTATGTATTTATCAAAAAGTTGTATTATCTCCATATACCAAAGATATGGAAAATAGTTGGAATTACCAAATTATTCTGAGAACCATTCTTCAGGTATTACCTTATCGGCATACTTAAATCCATGTTTATCACACCAATCGGCGTAAGTAGTTTTGGACTTTTTAGTTATTTTGTTCTTTGAATTGGTAAATACGAAACGAATATCTAATGTAGGGTTTTGTTCTTTAACTAATAGATGTTTTTTTCTATCTTGTAATACAAACCTACCTTTCGTTTCTACCCTAATGTTGTTGGGTAATTTAAAATCAGGACTATATGTGTGAGGTGAGGAAGGTATAATATAATTAACCTTTTCAGTTTCGTATTCTACTTTAATTCCTTTACTCTCTATTTGTTGGGAAACGGTATCTTCTAATCCACTCTTATAACCATTCTTCTTTGCTACCCAACCCTTTTTTGTAACTTTTTTTGTCATTATTATTTTCTAGGTGTAACCGCTTCATAGTTTTTCTTAGGAGTATATGGTGCGGTTACATTACCATTTAAATTTTTTTTCTCTAAAGCCTTTTCACTTAAATCAAATTCAGATATACCACCTAATTGTTGCTTTGGAGTAAATCCCGATGTTTTAGCATTACTATCAACTTTTGCTGCGATGCCACTTTTATTGTATGTGTCTATTATTGCCATTGTGTTTTGTTTTATATAAATATACGTTAAGTATCAAATCGAATCAAAAAGTTTACAGGAAGGTCTGGAGTTGATTTAATAGGGGTTGCTAATTTAGCTACTGCTACCATATCCATATTATCGTCATATAAACCAATCGTTGTAATGTAAGGGGCAATAAAAGAACCCGTTGGGTCTACCGATGAATTATATTCGTATTTATCAAATCGACCACTACCACTTAATGTAACACTCGCCGTTATATACCCAGTTGCAGTACCAATTACAGGTACATAACTACCCGATGGGAATGTATGTTCTGAATAGTAATCATTTTTTTGGTAATTATCACTATATGTAGTTTTTTTAATTCCTTCAAATGTAGTTGATATAGAACCTGTTATAACATTAGTTGCAATCGTAGCGGTTGGATTAGTCGATACATTAAATTCATCTTCACCAACAATCAATAATACTTCGTTTTCATAAATAGTAGCAGTTGATTTGTATGAACCACTAAAATTATTTAATGAATTGTACCTTGTACCACCTAATTGTGTTAATTTTGTTATAACAATTAAACCATGTGAATAAAATACATTACCAATAGTAGGTACATCAAATATTTTCTTTTTAAATACACCTAAAAAACTAATAGTACCCGCTTCAACATCTATTGTTAATAAATAAAAAGTTGTATTAACCTCGGTAGTTTCCTGTACAAATAATATATTATTTTCAATATCTAATGTTAATATAGTAGTTTCAACTTCATTATTATTAGCATCGTAAAATATAAATTCACCTGTTTCAATATTAATTAATTTAAAAGTATATGAACTATAATTTGATATTAAATTACCATGCCCATCATCTACAATAGTTTCATTTAATTCGTTATCATAAATGTTTATTGAAAATGGTTTTATTTGTTCGCCATATTTTATTTGCGGTATTGCTATAACTCTTGCTCTATCTACTAATAATCTTTGTTTAGCATTATCTATTGTAGTTGTAGTTGGTTTTATATCACCATAGGATGTAAATGGATTATTAGGGTCTCTATAATACATTGTATATAGTTGATGATATAATCCCTTTTCATTTAATTCAGTAGGTGTTAGTAAATCGGTCCCATTCGTATATTCTGCCGCAGTTAAAGTTGTGCTTCCACTATTTAATACACTATTATCTATAATTGTGTTATAATAATTTAAATTAGAACCGGTATAGAATGTTCCACTTACATAAAAATTAATATTACCATTTTCTGCAATAAAAGAACCAGTATATTGTGCAATATCCCAATTTTTATAAGCCTTAAATGGTCTTAAATTAATATCTGATTTAGGTATTTGTTTTAACATATCTTATATAAATATCTTATTAAACAAAAACCCAACTTTTTAGGGTTGGGTTCTTAATTATGTGTTTGGTTTTTGTCCTACGATACTCCCAAACAAATATTTTATTAGAAATCTAACTTAACCTTTAATAGTAATTCTTTACTAAAAGATTTAGCGATTGGTTGAGATGTTTTAGCCACTGCTATTAATTCATTTGCATCATTGTATAAACCAACCGTAGTAGGATATACATAAGGTTCTGCTTTGAAAGTAGGGTTAGCCATTGAACCAGTTGCATCTACAAATGTAGGGTTATTAGAAAAATTAAATTCTCTATTGTTAACTCTTACAAAGTAGTGTGCCGTTGATACGTTTTCAATTCTTCTTGCTTCAAAATTTGCACCACCACTAATTGCATTAAAAAACTTATGTGAATCATATGAATCCACACCTGTTCCAGATGGAGTAATCGTTTGTGCACCTAATGTAGCCGCCAATGCGGTTGGGTTGAATACTAAAATACCATAATCAGGATAGAATTTACCAAATCCTTGTTGATTAGATGCGGTGTATGTGTTTATAACCGAATCAATATTTTGTCCTAAATTTAATGTACCACTTACAATGTTGTACTCATTTGTACCTGCATTAGTAGTATTGAATTTTTCATTACTATTATCTATGAAAGTAAATGAACCACTAGTTCCATTTAAAGTAATCTGCCAGTTTCCAGCATCCATTCTTTCTCTATAATTAGAACGAGCTACATTAATTACATATATTTCATCAGTTGCGTAACCATCCGGTGTACTAGATGAATAAAAATAAAAACTAGTTTCTGCCGTATCAGTTAATAAAGCTCTATATTGAAAATAAGTTGCTTTAGTTGCAAATGTAGTATTTGGATTATTTGCGTATGTTGCAGAACCACTACCATATTTGTGTCCGTATGCTACTGAAAACTCAACAGCTGCTGAACCCGTATTAGCCGCCGCATATACATTATGATAGTAATTAGATGTTGCTGAACCACTCATACCTGCAATAGATGTAGAAGAACCGGTATAGAAAGAGGTTAAACTTCCACTACCATTACTCCACAATCCAGTTGTTACGATTTCATTTTTAGCGGTTACAATATCAGTTGTATTGAATTTTTTATATACTGAGTTTGTTGTTACTCCAGTTTCTGCTACTAATTGCTCACCTGTTGTAAGATAAGTATTAATAATAGTAGCCAATTGATTTGTATCAATAACCCCATTAGCTGATTGCTTTTGTTGGTTAAGATATGTTGCTAAATCATTGGTTAATTGTGTTCCGGTATTTGTACCTAAAGTTGCCATATTCTTTTATTATATTTTTATGCTATTGTATAAGTAACTGTTACAGGTATAGTTACACTACCACCAGTTTCGTTACCAAATATAGTCAATGTTGTTGTTAATGTTGAAGTCAATGAACTATTAGGAATAAATGTAAAGGTTAATCCTTTTACAACTTCTGCAGTTGCAGTTACACTATTACTGAAAGTATTTGTTGTTGTAGTTACATTCGTTAAACCTGCACCTACTATACTACCTGCATTTTTATTACCTAAAACCGCAGTATACCCACCATTCATATTTCCTGCTGGAGATGTTGAAGGATTAATTGGATATTGCCCACCGGTTGTTTTAGCTGAAATAATTGTTACATTTAAAGATACTTGTGGTATTCTTGTTGTGTTTTTTGGTAATGTTACTAATTTATATTTCAACGCCTGAGTTTCATCAGGTGATGCTTCTAATACAGGTGTTTTTAAAATCGCATTATCATAGAATGCAGAACCTTTTGGATGTGCTGCATCATATAATAGGTAATCAATTTCATCATCACCTAATGCAAATTGACTAATTGCTAAAGGTTGCCCAGCTGCTAATTTCTCTCTACCTTTTTTGGTAAGGATAGCATCGACTGTAATTGTTGTGTTATCTAAGTATGCCATAGTTTGTTTATTATTCTTTTATAAATATATAAAATATTTTTTTGTTACATTATTTTTAATCTACTTCCAATATTGGTTCATTATTACCTCTACCTTGTGCAGTTACTCTTAATGTGGTTGGATTAGTTATAAATATTTCCACCGGAGATTTACCATCTATTGTAGTAAAAGAACTAGTTACCCCATTTGCTATATAAGATGTATTTTTACTTCCTCTATAAAATAGATTTTGAGTCCCAGTATGTTTTTCTCCTTTATAAATATAATGAGATGGTAAATATCCACTTGCGGTTTGAATTGCAACAATATCTCCATCAATTGTTAATCCTACACTTGTATTAAAATCTTGTACTATTAATTCTTGTGAATATGATGATGTTACCACATTGGTTTCACTACCACTTATACCATTTTGATTTAATTGTGTAAGAATAGTATTTTGTTTTGTTACTACAAATGCTCTAATACCTTTTGATTTAAATGTACCATTTTCTTCATAATAATATTTACCATATCCATTATCAAAATAAGTATTAAACCCATAATTAATATAATTATCATCCATACCAATAATTTGACCTGCATTGATTAAATCAAGTTCGGTAGTTATTGTTGCTTCATTTCTTCTATAATCAATTGAAGCGGTATAGGTAGTATATTCTCCACTTGCTATATCTATTATAATATTACCAATTGAAGCGGTATAGGTATTATATTCACCATTAAAATTATAAACATTAGATGCCGTTAAAAATACATCATATCCTAAATTTATACCACTAATATTTTCAAGTGAACCAGATAAACTTAAATCCGTATTTAACACATCAAACGTACTACTTACTTCCGTTATTGTAGTATCAGTAATTGTTCCTTCATATTGTTCATTAATTGCCGTTGGTTTATTTCTTTTAACCTTACTTCTTTCTAAAAAGTGTGGTGCTATTAATAATCCCTGTGTTACTTTTGCTCTTGCCGGCATCATTTCTTTAAGATTAACAAAGAATGATTTATCAAAAAATTTAATCAATTTAATAAAATCATAAATGTTTCTATTAGATACTCTTTCAAAATAATATTCTCTAAGTGTATCTAATTCTTTATAGGTATTTTTATAATCATCTGAAGGGTCACCAATATAATCATCCAAACTTCCACCACCCAATGATTTTGCAATATCTAAATCTAAATCTTTATTAGGTGAGAAAAATATACCAACTCTATTTGAATCCATTTTAGCGGTTTCAAATGCTTTTTTAGTTGCTCTTTTAGCGGGAGATAAATCACTAATTAATTCTTGTGATTCAAATCTAATTTTATCATTTGATAATCTATTAGCACCTGTATTTGGTAGAGTAATTGTTACATCTTTATCAATGTATTTGTAGTTCCAATGTTGTGAAGAACTACTATTATATTGTGATGCGGTATCAAATCCACTTGCACTTACATCGTTCATATAAGTTGCAATAGGTGCTACGTTTTTAATTTTAGAAATTTCAGAACCAGATGGATATAAAGAGTGTGGATATTCAAAATCTAATCTTAATAATAAATCTTCGGTAGAACTTTTCATTGTATTTCCTACAATAACTTCACTACCTAATACATGTATATCAAATATAGAAGAACTTAATGCAGTTTTCCATATTCTAACTTCATCCATTTCTCCATTAAAATTACCAAATACAATTTGAGAACCACTATTCCATGCCAATGTACCACTGCCCGTTATACTTCCTTGTTTTACAATTCTATCTTTTTCTGCATATCCATAATACGCAGTATACGCACCATTTTCATTATTTACTAATATAGAATGAAAATTACCATCAAAAAATGAATATGCGGATGATGATAATACATTTGTTCCATTTACTTTTAATTGTAAACTACCTAATTGTGTATTAGTAGAACCACTTATAAATAATTTAAAGCCACTACCACTTACCAAATCAACAGATGCTGAATATGCTGGTTTAACTCTAAATTCAATTGATTGGGGTGACCCACTCCAACTAGATGTTAAATATGAAACAGTATTACCTATATTAAATACTAAAGTAGAACTCAATGTTTCATATGTAAACGTAGAAGGTGCTGCATCATCTGCAACAGGTCCACCAAATTCCATTATAGTTAACATTGATTGTGGAATACCATATGAACTCATCAATGCTTTTATACCACGCTTAGACCCTTTATGTTTTAATAAATAAGGTAAATTATTTGCAATTCTTCTCCAAATTGTTTTTGTATATTGTTCAGGAGTAATTGTATAATCATCCGCATTATTTAATACACTAACACCATCCCCATCTTGTCCAAACAAATATCCCCATAGGTTTTTATTTGAATTTAAGTTTTTAGCATCCCAACTAAATGATTCTAAATAGTTATAAAGTAATTCATCATTAATACCATATGAATTAGTTTCGGTAATCATCCTTTGGTCTGTCATACCTTTAATATAACTCCAAAGAATATCAAAGTGGTTACCCACCATATCTAAGAACAATAAGTAATCTGAATTGTTTTCATCTTCACTTATAAATTGTGGAATATTATTTTTTAAAGCATTAAGGTTCATATTATCATAAACCGATGCAGAATCCATAGTACCTAAATACCAATTAGTAAGTGTTGTATTTGGATTAGTAATATAAGTTGTACCATCATTACTAAATGCAGTTTCTCCACTTTCTAAATTAAATCTACCACCAGGAAAGGATTCGTAAGAAGCACTATCTGCAGTAAATACCAATGAACCACTTACTAAACTATTTTCCCAACCATCAAACCCACTAACCAATGTAGATAATTTTTCAGAATATTTTGTTACATCCTGTATTACATTAATACTTTGAGTTTGTTCGTTTAAATAACCAATTCTATCCTCATAGTATTCTGCTAATTCTTTTTTATATTTAAAGTTTGCTAATCTTTCAACTGCACTACTGTATTTTATAAAATTAGAAAAATTAGAATAATCTATATTAATTCTATCTGTTTCTACAAAATTTTGTGAAAGTAATTTATCTACAATTTGTTGAGATGATTCACTACCACTCAATATTAAATCATCATATGATTCGTATATTGTAGATTGTCCTTTTACATAATCTACTTCTATATTAAAGTTTGGTGCTCTTAATGGTAATGCGTTTGTTTCGGGTTTACTACTTACTACTACTCTTTGAATAATAGGTAAAGACATTAAACGAGATACCCATAATGTATCATTCTTGTTTATATTAGCAGGTAATGCTTCATATAATTTTAATACAATACTTTTACTTATATCACCATCTGGAATACTATTACCGACACTATCTTTTTTAAATTTAGTAAAAGTTGTATAATCTATATCCCAATTAGAAATTAATATTTCTTTATCATCAATATCAAACGATGCTAAGTGAGATAAATATTTTTGTTCGTTTCCTAAAGATAAATTTAAATTAGCAGCAATTGCATTAAATAAATTAGTTTTTAAATCTGGTGTAGAAACATAAATACCAGCATCATCAAAATTAATTGTTATTCTTTCTATTTCACCTTTAACATTTCCATTGTAAGGAACGATTAATAAATCCAATGGTGAATTAATTATTTTTCTATTCTTTAAATCTTTGTAGTTTAAACTAATAAAATCTTTTCCGCCAAACTTACCTAACGCAGTATTATCATCTTCTTTAGAATGATATATTAAAATTGTTGTTGCTAGTTTAGATTCAAACGATACCTTAAAATTAACATCACCAAACGTATAAGATGGAATATAAACATTTGTTGGATAATCAATTTTATCAATTATCGGTGTATCAAATGTTTTAGATAATTTAATAATAACATATTGTGGGTCACCATCACCATATAAAGTAGATGAAGGAACTAATACTACTTTAAAAGAACCTTCGTTATTTAAAAAATCTTTCTTTAAATCTAATTGTAATTTAGAAAGTGCTAATGAACTTGCATTTATATCTACATTATATTGTCTATATGGTGTGGTTACCTTTACAAAGTCAGTATTTTTTAAACTAAAATCAACATCAATTAATTTAGAATTAGTTGGTGATGCATATATTGATTCTAAAATTACTTGGTCTATTGTATTTGTAACCAATTCTAATAAAGGATAATCTTCTCTATCAGGTGCAACTTCTACTAATATTAAAATGTTTTTATTAAAAGTAGCCGCATCAATATTAAAAATTGTATCATTTACAATATTAAAATCACCTAAATTTATATCAGAATTTTCATTAAATTTATCGGTATATTGCCATCTAATAGTTTTAAATAAAAACTTATCAAACCCACTAAGTTCTATTTTAACAGGACCAAGTGTACCATTTGTATTTGTAAATCTTACTTCGTTTTGTAGTTTTGTATTAACTACTCCGTTTAGTATATCACCAGATGTAACTTTAATATTTACTTCATTATTTAATGTATCGTTTTTGTAATTTGATATAAATTGAATAGCCTGTGTAATGGTGTTTGTAACTGCCATTGATTCTTTCACATGCTCAATATCAAATGTTAACGTATGTGTTAATGGAAATTTTAAAAATTCTCCACCTTTAACATTGCCATCCCCATCTAATTCTTGTACTAAAACCCCAGGTACCTGAATAGTTTGTATTTTTTCTACAAAACGCCCAATCGGAGTATTACCCAAATATCCCATAGTAGTTCCAGCCAATCCACTAAACCCAGTGTTTCCACCCATACCACCAAACATTGAAGAACCAAAATTAAAATTAAATACTGACTCGGTGGGTTCTGGTAAAAAATCCTGAGTAACAATGCTTTCAGGTATTGTAGTTTTTATTAATTCAAAATAATTTTTTGATTTAAAACTATCATTTATAATTGGTTTAATAAATAATGTATCATTAATAGTATTTGAATCAATTAAAAGTGTAGAACCTTCTTGATATACATTATTTTGTACATTAAAAATAATTTGATTTTTAAATTCACTTATATTATTTAGTACTAATTTTATATCATTACCAGGTGGTGTTGTAGGAATTGGTATTTGATTACCTCCGCCACCGCCTCCGGTAAATCCACCACCACCGCCACTTCCCAAATTAGTATCATTAAATTGGCCTCCGCCATTAACAAATAATTCATTTAGTGGAGTGTAATCAATTGAAGTTGTATCGTATGCTTGCATCGTTTATAAATATCCTATCTTAGATTTTCTCTTTGTTCATTTAACCCATCATTATTAAAAAGTTGCTCTCTACCCATACCACCTCCCAACCTACTATTATCAATTATTTCACCACCAAATCCGCCACCGCCACCTCTCGGTGCATAATCAATTAAAACGGGTATTGGTTCAACTATAATTTCAGGTGTAGGCATTGGTTGCTCAACTAAAGGAGGTTCAACCGCCGGCTTCCTTTTTATAATAATATCTTCTTTAATCGGTTTGTTTGGAGTAATTATAATATTTTTATCTAATCCTGTTAATTTATCATTTCTAGTTAATCTAGAAGTAGCGATTGCCGTAGTTGTTAGCAATGATTGTAACAATTGATTATCTACTTTATTTTTCAATACATCTTTAATTGATTGTGGATAATCTATGAATGTAATATTTTTCATATTAAAATCAATAGAATCGCTTAATCTATTTATTAACAATGTTTGAACTTGTTTTGTATTATAAAATTCATCTAAATCCAATGGTTGCGATGATAATTGCCCATAGTTAGAATTACCTAACTTATATTCTTTACCATCAAATTGATTATACAAACTTTGTTTAAAATCTGTAAATATTTTTTCTTTAAATGCTTTGTATTGTGAATCATTTCCAAATTTAAAATCTTTTTTTACAACTGATAACCAATTCGGTCCATGCTGTTGTATTAAATAGTTATCAATTAAATCACTAATTTGTAATTGTATTGAATCTATTTGTTTTTGTATTGTACTTAAATTTTCTCTTAGTTCTAATGCGTTATCTATAAATGAATTATATCTAGAATTAATTTTGGCATTTTGTACAACATCCGTAGTTATTAATGGTTGAATACGAATCTCTGTTCTACTTGGTGAAATTTCATGTATCCAAACTCTTTGTTTTTTATCATCTAATCCAATATAGTTTTTAACAAAATTAAATACTACATTAAATTCACCATTACCATAACCTGCATCATTCACTAATTTTTCAACATCAATATCAAATACCTTTTCTTGTGTTAATGGGTCTATATCACTCTTAAGATATTTTGTTAAATTATCTTTATGAATATATCTAACCGTCACACCATTTGTTTGTTGTAATAAGTTATTAGCTAAATCATATAATCTAAATTCAATAACATCATTTTTTGACATTCCAAAATCAGTTACATTTTTAGCTATTGTTTTAAATACATTCAAATCTTTAGAACTAACTAATTGTGCAGTTGAATCTAAATTAAGATTAATGTTTTCAATATTTTTAAAATCTTTTATTGCCATAATTTATTATTCAAATGAGTGTACTTTTACTTTAAAATTTTTATCTTCGGTTTTGCCGGCTGGGTCAATATCTTTTACTATAATTTTTAATGTTTCCTCATAATCTCTTTGTGATTTTCCCAAACCGGTCCAACCTCTTGTTCCACTAGGTACTCTACTTTGAATGGGTTTATCAAATGTAATTCGTTTTGTTTCGTTTGCTTTTAAATTAAATGGAGATTCTATTGTAAAAAAAGTTTGAGATATCGTTACTATTATATCCTTTGGTCCCGCTACTATATCAACATAATTACTACACCATGCCACTGCATAAGGTGCAGGTCTTTCTACTTTAGCACCCTTTGCAACTAAATTAAAATCAATCGCAACACCTGCTCCACCATTTTTAGCCGGGTCTCCTTTTTCCCAAAGAATTGTAGCTAATTCACCCGTTGAAACACCACCCGCTGCTATTGCCTGTGCCTTAGCACTTAATTGTTGTGCTGCTACTTGTAAACTTGCATTCGCCTGTGCTAATAAATTATTTAAAGTATCTATTTGTTTAATTAACGCTGTTTTCTGTGCAACTAGTCCCGTATTCTCTGCTTCCAATGAAGTTCTTTCGGTTGCTTCATTTATAGCTTTAGTTAAAGATGTTGTTAAATTAGATTTTAAATCTAATGTAGTTTGTTGTATAGAACCTAATTTATTATTTAAAGCTGCATTCTGAACTCTTAAATTATCATTATCTAAATATAAAGAACTACTATCCGCCATCAATGCCTGAACCCGTGTGTTTAATGACTCAACATCTGCTGTTAGTATATTTACTTGAATTTGTAAATCAGCACTACGTGATAATTCTGCATCATAAATTGGTTTAGGAATTAAATCTAATCTAACTTCAGGTAATGGTTTTATAAGTTCCGTTACTTGTAAACTAACTGATTTAGACAATTCATTACTATTGTATTGGTCTAAATATAATTTAGTAGTAATGGTTTCTTCCGTACTATTGGTTGTATCTATATATTTTTTAGTTAATGCCATTATTTGTAAATATCAAATGTACCGATTTCAAAAATTTCTTCATTATTAGTATCAATTGTTTTTACAAATAATGTATAATTTCTACCAACCGGCCAATTTGTAAAGTTTAAGTTAATCATATTATTACGCAACCCCCTTAATACTTTTGTATTTGGTGAGTAATCTATAATAAATTCTTTTGTTAATGTATCTACCACCGCATAATATGCTTCATTTGGTAAATAGTATTTAACTTGATATGCAAATGTACTATTAAATTGTTTAATAGGATATAATTCTCTCGCATCTACCTTTATTGATACTTTCTGACCGTTTGTATAAGAGTCTTTTAAATTTGGTGAATAACAACGATATACCACATCATAACTACTACTAGATACAAAATTACTAATATCAATCAATGAACCACTTGTACTCGTTTCAAGATATGTTATTACTAATTTAGGTTGATATATTGTATTGGTTTCTTTTGAGAACATTTTAATACTACCATAATCAACTGAATCATTTTCTTTATCAGTAGGAAATTTAAGTATGATACCATTGTTTGTTATACTACCACTATTCCATCTTTTAACAAATTCAGTAACATCTAAATTAATATCCTCTATTGTGTACTGGAACGATTGTGAAGATACCGATGATGTAAACCATGTACCACCAAGCCCTGTCTGAGAACCGGTCGTAAAGGGGTTAAAACTAGCTCCTTGACCCGCTACATATGTATTGTTCCAAATAGTAGAAGTATTATCTCCATTTTTATAGTACCAAGTTACACCATTTGTTGTAAGGTTATCAAAACGAGTACCCGTACCATTCTCCCAACTTTGAGAAATTGGATATGCTTCAATATTAAATCTAGCAGCAATTTCATCTGCTTTAGTTATCTTTAATTGTAATGATGCGGTAAATGAACCACTTGGTATTGTACCATTTGCTATACTTTTAGATATTTCAGTAGTATCAAACTGAATTAAAGCTCTACTAATATCTTGTGTATCACCATAATATACTTTAGAAATTTCTAACATCTCATCTATACCAGTATTTTGGTAAGGTTGTTGTAAGTATATAGTTGCATCTTGTGATGCTGTATAAAATAATATCATTATAATGCTCTCCCTTTAATATCTTTCCCTGGATATTTTAATTCAAATATAGAAGGGTCTAATGATGGATAAACAATTTTGTTTTTAGTTGCTTCTACTATATTGTAAGAATATTGTGAATATATAGTTCCACTTGCATCCACCAAATTTACAATCTCAACTTTAGGAACGGATGAAACACCCGATACATTTGCGATTTCTAATTCTAATTCACTTATATTAATTGGTTGAGACATTTTCCATTTTGTAATATCAAAATAATTTGCAATTGCTTGTGTACAATTTAAAACTACTTCTCTTTTATTATAATTTGAAAATACAGTTATGTCAAAGTTAATTCCTATATTAACTACATATCCATCTATAATGTTAATCGCATCTGTCATCAATCTAAATTCTTCTAAATACGTTTTTAAATTTTGTTTAATAGTAGAATTTAATATACTTAATTTACCATTACTATCATATCCCAATAAATACAAATTAATTGCGAATGGATTACTCTCCACTGCAAACGTTTGTTTAGTTTTTAAAAATACATCCAATGCATCTATAATTTCAGTATCAGATGATTTTTGTAAGTTTTTAACTAATCCAATAAAATCTTTTTTAACCGATGGGTTTCTTAATAATTGTTGTGCGGCTCCCGTATCTATATTACCATCTTGTTCAACATACGCTTTTGCAATACTACCAAAAATTGGGTCCATTGCTAATGTTCTTACTTCGTAATCTTTTTTAGTTACTGCTCTATTTTGTGCACCAAAGTTTGCAATTGCATTTTCTCTAATTTCTTCTAATGTTTCATTACCTCTACCACCACTAGCAGCTTGTAAATTCTCAACACCTAATGAACTTCTACTTTGTTGATAAGTAGGTAAATCTATATCAGATATTGCTAATATATCTTCATTAAATGATACAAAATTTATTTGTGTCAATTCACCACTTGATACATTTGATAATAAACCACCACCCGCTAAATAAGTAACGGTTAACGTTGTATTTGCCGGCGCTATACCATATGTGTTTGTTTTTAAAAAATTAGAAGGGTCAAATGATTCACCCATTCTATTAATGGAATTATTTAATCCCAATCCTACATTTTTTGTATTTGGTACTAATAATTCATCTGGTGTAGATGCGTTTCCACTACCAAATCTTAATTCAATATTTTGTTCATCTATTAATCTAGTTGTAAATCTTCTAGCGGTTTTTTGCAATTTCAAAAGATATTTAGGTGCTTCTGGTGTATGAGAAAGTTTAGGTTCTGCATATTCTGAATTTGGTGCTTTTATATAAACTAATTCTTGTGCCAAATATGGAACTTCATAATATATATTTTCGTTTGCATCAATTACTTTTTCTATTTTAATAAAATTTGTACTATTAACACTAACAATTGGATTTGGTTTAAATTCTCCTAAATCAAATGTTTGTGTGTATCTAGTTGCACTTATAGCCGTTACTGTTTTTGTTACTAAATATAGTAATGGTTCACCTGTACCACTTGCTGTTTGGAATACTGTAATTTCTCTATTATTAGGGTCTGCAAAATCAACTATATCGGTTGTTATAAATTGTATATTTGGAAATGACTTAGAAGCAACCGTCATTCCTTCATTTATTTTTAGATAATATCTTTCATCGGGTACATATTTATCTGCTGCACCCAATGCAACAACAGTTTGGTATAACGTTAAAGTAGTAGCTGCCGGCGATGAAATTTTGGGTTTATATCCTAAGTTTTG